CAGAGTACAAAGAAAATCTAATAAAAAAGATAGGCCTGGGCAAATATAATTGGCTAGATGCCCATAAACACGACAGTACAAAGCATCACGATTTAGAATACTACCAAAGAATAATAAAAATATTTAGAAAAAAGTTAAAAAGAATATATTAAATAAATTCAGTTTATGTTTGTTTAAGTTGATTTACTATAATATTGTTCTGTTGGTTCGCCAATGTGTTATTTTAAAATTCATTGTTAGGTTTTGGCTTCATAAAGTGCTTTATTTTGAGCATTTTAAAAGTCAAATTATAAGGAGAGTAAAATGGGATTTGAAGGAATCGCAGATAAACAGTCTGAATTAATCCAAAAGATTATTAGAAATTGGGATAAAAGTGATGAATATCACAAGGGAGTCATTCAAAAACTAGAAAGAGAAATCAAAGAAGTTAGAAGTGAGAACAGAAGACTAAGAGATATTGTAATTTCTTATGGTGGAAAGATTGAGAGGTTAGTATGATGAGCTATATGGCAGAAGATCTAAAAGACAAAACATTTGAAGATCAAATTAAAATTATAAATGGAGTATCAAAATGAGTTTGAATAAATCAATCATAGACATAAGAGTTAAACTACAGAATAGTAAAACTAAAAAGTCAGGTAAAAATAGATTCGCAGGTTTTGAATATTATGAACTAGCAGATTTCTTACCAACATTAAATCAACTAATGCAAGCTGCAGGTGTTAATGATGTATTCACAGTAGAAGATGGTGAAGCTAAATTGACTTTAATCAAAGATGATCAAGAGCAAGAGTATAAAATGCCATTTGTTATGTTTGATGTTCCTTTAAATAAGAATGGTCAGCCATCAATGCAAGCTATTCAATACCTAGGAGCATTAAACACTTATTACAAGAGATATTTATACTTAAATGCCTTTGGTATTACAGATGGAGAAGTTATAGATGCTATGGAAGCACCAGTTTATAAAACTCAATCTAAGCAGACAGAAGATGATAAGAAAGCATACTGGAATGAATTTACACAATTCTGTGCTTCATTAGATTGTGATCCTATGGATTTCTTAACAGAGTTTGCAGAAGTAGATCCAACAGACAAGAAACAAATGTTTAATGCAGTATCTAAGTATTTAAAAGACAAAGATATGTTTACAGAGCAACTAATGAACTTTAAAGAGTTCAAAAATGCTAATAAGTAGCAACTATAACAGATGGTACAGAGCAAATATAGTGGAAGATATAAAGAGAAACCTAGACTTCCCTATTGTTTGGGCAGGTGGACAAATAAGATTAAATAGTTTAAGTAGAAACTCAATACACGAGATGCTTAAATATTTAAATTTGAGCTACCCAAAAGATAATGATGGTGTTCCAATTAGCTTTACACAAATAAATAATAAACAGCTAACAGAACACATAGAAGAAATAAGAAAGCTAATGGCAGAGAACGGATATACATTTTACTTTGATGAGGTAGAGTGGGCCAGACTTTGTTTGCAAGCTAGAGGAGTTATGAAATGATAAGTTTTACGGAATTAGCAAAGTTATTTGGTCAGTCACTTTTAATATCAGCAGCATTTTTTGTGTTTATGGTGTTAATAGGAGTGGCATTTGGATAGTTTAGCAATACTTAGAAAAAAAGTAGAAGTATATGAACAAAAGATAGAAGATCTACAAGTTAAATTATCTAAGTATGAAACAATAGAAAACAATGCAGCCACACCAATAGATATTCCTGCATCAAAATATGATGATGTATATGTTCCTATGAATAGTTTATGGGATATACTAGAAAGAACACCTATTGCCAAAGCTATTGTTAGAGCAGGACTAGAAGTATATAAATCAAAAAATGATATAAAATGCAGATCAGGACTAAATAGAGTAGGTTATGTAAATTCAATTTCTCCAGGGCAGATAGCTAGAATAATAGAATACTATGATAGTGTCTATATTATAACTAACAATCTGACTTATAAAAGAAGTAGAAAATACTATGAACAAAAAAGAAAACAATTAATCAATCACATAAAGGAAAACAATGTACAACAAAATTAATCTAATAGGTAATCTAACAAAAGATATTGAGCTGATCACAACAGCAAGTGGAGCAATGATAGCTAAAACATCAATCGCAACAAGTCACAAGTATAAAAAGCAAGATGGATCAATGCAAGAAGATGTATGTTTCATAGATGTAACAGTATTTGGAAAGCAAGCAGAAATATTTAACAAGTATTTACATAAAGGATCTAAAGTATTCTTAGAGGGTAGATTAGCATTTGATCAATGGCAAGATAACAATGGAAATAACAGAAGTAAACACTCTGTAATAGTATCTGAAATGAAAATGCTAGACAGCAAACCTGCAGCTCAAAAAGAAATACCAGTTACTTATGAAAAGCAAGTAGTAAATGTAGATATGGTTAATGGTGACACAGAAGAAATACCATTTTAATATAAACAAGGGAGAGTAAAATGTTTATGGATATGAGAAACTTTAAATTTAAGGCATTACAAGCATATTGTTTGAATGAATTGGTACTAGCAGAAAAAGCAGAGTACCAATCAGAATGCCTAGAAGAACAAGATAGAGATAAGTCGGATGAGGTTCTAAGAGGTATTGCATTAAAGATCAGAGAAAATGGCAATACAGTAGAGAACATAGAGAAACTAGCAGCTAGATTTGCACCAATAGCTACTTATTACAACATAATAATTAAAACAGTAGGTAGGCATTTTACTGTAGGAGAGAAATATATTCCTGCATTTTTGATTCTAAGTATATTGCAAGAATATACACTAAGAGGTCATAAAGGTTTTGATGATGTAGATTTTATTGAAACATTATCTATGTATGAGAAACCAGATAATGATGTAAGAAAACATTATGAATGTGCATTTGATATTGTAACTCAATTAGAGAAAATCAAAGGCATTAGAAAAGCAATAAAAAATAAGAAAAAGGCAAAAAGATGATTGATGATGATATGAGATCAGAATGGTTACAAGATATGGCAGATGAAGCAAAAGCAGAAGAAGTACACGATCATCATATGAGATCAGACTTTGATTTTTTTTGTGATTACAACCAGGACAGTATTGAAAAGCTAAACGAAGCTATCCAAGAATTAAGAGATCAATGCCATATGTATGACTATGACTTTGACATTGCTGACTTCTTACAGTAAGGATTAATATGGCTAAAATATCTAAAGTATGCAAGCAATGTAGTTCAGATTATATTGGTTATAAGCAAAGTAGGTATTGTTCTAGTAAATGTTTTAAAAAAGCAAGAACCGAACAAAGAAAAAATAATGTAAGAATTTACAAAAGATTTGTTTGGGAAAAAGAGTTTTATCCTATTCTAGCAGCAATGCTAAATAATGGATCAACAATAGAAGAAATAGCTAAGTCATTTGATTGCACGGTTCACACAGTTAAATTAAAGATAAACAAATTAGAAGTTACCTATAAATGGAAAGGACTAAAATGATCCAAGTAGTAATAACTAGAAAGAAATTATTTAAAATAGTAGATATATCAGGATGGAGTGGCCAGGAACTAAATAAATTCCTGGATGCTTATATGGATAGAACAGATTATAAAATACAATTTAGGAAAACAGAGAGATGAAAGCAAGAGATGTAGCTAAAGAATTTAGTATATCAGTAGAAACAGTAATAACTACAAAGAACAATTACAAGTGTAGCTATGAAGATCTATATGATATGTATAAAGAAAGAATGGACACCCTGGATAGATGCCAAACAAAATGTGCATTAATAGACCCAGTAGATATAAAAGATTGTTTTGTTGGTAACTCAAACAGAAGTAAATTAAACCAGGCCTGGAGTTTTTTAAACAGAAGATTATACCAGGTAAGAGATTCAATGGTTAGACCATCAATGTATGAAAGATGTAAAGCAATATTAAAACACATAGAGGGGTAAGTAATGGCAAAAGGTAAATGGACACAAGAGAACTTTGAAGAACACCACAAAAGCAATCCATTAGTTTATATAATGTTTAAAAAGTTTGCACTACAAGCTACAGCAGAAAGAGAATACTATTCAGCTAAGATCATATTCTACAGAATGAGATGGTACACAGATATAGAAGAAAAGAATAGTGAGTTTAAAATAGATGATGGATGGATCTCACACTATGCTAGAAAGTTTATGGATGAATACCCAGAACACAATGGATTCTTTAAAACTAGAAAAAGGTCAGATGGGTACTTTAAATAGGGGTTGATTTTAACTATTATTTAGATATAATAACAATATTGTGAAAACTCAATTATCCCCTTTCGGGGGGATTTTTCTTTAGTCATCACTAGATGGTTAAATAAAGATCAAGGGAGAACCAATGTCAAAACCTATTCAATACGATAATGGAATAGATACTTTTGAACGAATGAGAGCTAATGCTACTTTTGAAGAAGCAATGGGTTTTATTAGATGGAATATTGATAAATACAATACCAGAAAAAAGAATCAAGAACTACAAGACTACAATAAAATCAAAGATTACTGTGATGAAGCTATATGGTGGATAGAAAACAGAGATGCCTAGATTAACTCAAGAAACAAAAGATCGTATATTAGCAGACTGGCATATAGGTAAATCACAAAACTCAATAGCTTTAGAGTATGAGTGTAGTCCTGCAACAGTTAATAAACTATGTAAGGGTATAGAGCCTAAATATAAAGAAAAGGTGAATACTGTAATATCGATAAAATCGGAGTTGGCAAGAGAAAATCAATATCAAAGTGAATCTTTTGATAAAGAAGTGAATAAAAAGCTAAAGTATTTACTTTTCTTCCAGGATGCAGCTATAAGAAATCAATTAAAAGCAGATGGATTATTAGATGATACTCAAAGAATGTCAGATGTAGAATCACATAGTAGAATAACTAAGAACAATAAAGAAACAGTATTAGGTAAAACTGCTGATTCAGTAGTAGAAGATAATGAAGAACAACAAACTACAGAGATAGTAATAACACTAGACAGCAAAGATGATTAGAAAAGAATACATAAGATGGTTGGAAAAGAAAGATAAGAACGAGCTAATTACAATGCTAGTTAATATTAAGTACATCCACTTATGTAGAAACTGCAGATATTACAACACAGAAGATAATAGCTGCCTTTCTCTAATGTCATCAGCAGAAGAGTGCCCAGAAACATATAGCTGCAATGAGTTCAAGGAAAACAATGATAGACAGAGATAAGAAACAAAACAAGTGGATATTGAAGATCCAAGAGCTTTACCCAGAGATGAAAGCTACAGCAATAAGAATGGCTAAGAGTAGTAAAAAGTGTACATATGAAGAATTATATGAGATCTACAAAGAAAAGCAGTATGTAATGCTAGAGATCCAAGATGCACTAATTGAATATGATCCAGTAGATCTTAATAAGCTACAAGCATTTGCAGGTAAAAATCCTGGGCATACAAATAGATTTATTAGCTTTATATATTGTAGCAGAGAGAGATTACCAAGAGATACATTTATAAACAAGTGTAAAGAAGTCCTGGAAGAGATTAACAATGAAAAAGCATCTTAAACTACTACCTCATCAATATAACCTTATTGAAGATAGTTCAACTAAGATCTTAGGATTAGTATCAGGATTTGGAGCAGGTAAAACATTTGCTGTAGCTAGAAAAGCAGTTATGCTAGCTAAAGAAAATCCTGGATGTGATGGCATTGTTACAGAACCAAACTTCCCACTACTAAATCAGATCTTAATACCAGAGCTAAAGAAAGCATTAGATTTTTTTGAAGTTCCATATGAATATAAAGCAGCAGATTCAGTATTCTTTTGTACTATTAAAGGACTAGAAACTAGAATCATATGTAAATCAATGGAAACATACGAAAGATTGATTGGTATCAATGCTGCCTGGGTTATTATGGATGAGTTCGATACAGCTAAACCAGAACTAGCATACAATGCTTATATTAAACTACTAGGTAGAATCAGGGTAGGTAACATAAGACAAATGGTTATTGTTAGTACACCAGAGGGCTATAGAGCTATGTATAGAATCTTTGTAGAAGAAGATAGTACAGAGAAAAGATTACTAAGAGCAAAAACTACAGATAATTATCATTTACCACAAGATTATATTGAAACAATGAGATCACAGTATCCTGCAGAACTTATTGATGCTTACATTAATGGAGAGTTTACAAACTTAACAAGTGGAACAGTATATACACAATTTGATAGAACATTAAACGATACAAGCTCACAAGATGATGGTGTTAGTGATATTCATATTGGTATTGACTTCAATGTTGGTGCAATGTCTGCTGTAGTATGTTTAGTAAAAGATCAAAAGGCATATGCAGTAGCAGAACATATTGGATTGTTTGATACACCAGAGCTAGTACAAGTATTAGAAGCACAATACAAAGGCAGAAGAGTATATGTATATCCAGATGCTGCAGGTAATGCAAGAAAATCAGTTAATGCAAGTGAATCAGATATTAAACTACTAAGACAAGCAGGATTCAATGTGAGAGCAAATAGTAAGAATCCTGGTGTAATGGATAGGGTGAACTCATTAAACTCATTGTTCTGTAATGCAGACAGTATCAGAAGATGTTTTGTAAATACTATTAACTGTCCTAAATTAACTAAGGCCCTGGAACAGCAATCATATGATGAATCTACTAGAATGCCAGATAAGAAAAATGGACACGATAATAATGGTATTGATGCCATAGGTTATTTAGTTGCGTACTTATTCCCAATTAGATATGTAAGAGCAGTAGGACAGCACAAACATCAAGGTGCAAACAGTAATCAATTTGAATTTGAAATGAGGTAGTTATGGAAGTATTAAAGTATGGCAAAGAAGTTTATGCAGCTATGGAGGGCATTGATCTCAATGATGATGAACAGACTATGTTTGATTCCTGGTCAAAAGAAGCAATCTATGAAGCATATGTACTAGAAACAGAAAAGAATAAAAGATTAGAAGTTGTGCTAAAAAGACAAGAGCAAAGACTGGCTATGCTAAGACACTTAACTAAACAAATGGGAGAAATATTATGATTGAATGTAAAGTAGAAGAATGTTCATATGAATTTGTAGACAAAATGTTTGATATGTTTGAGCAACATAGAATAGAGCTTAGTAAATACAAAGATATGGTGCTGAATCCAGATATGGATACCTATATGGGAATGCAAAGACAAAACCAGTTATTAGTTATCACAGCTAATGATGGTAATGAGGTAGTAGGATATGCAGTATTTTTTTTATTGAAGAATCCACACTACTCTGATTTCTTATATGCACACCAGGATATATTTTATGTAACACCACACAGAAGAGCATCAAGGATAGCTATTAGATTAAATAAGTTCTGTGAAGAAGAACTAGCTAAAAGAAACATAGATGTTATTGTACACCACGCAAAACTTACTAATAATTTTGGTAGATTTATGGAATCACAAGGCTATAACTGTATTGAAAAGATCTATGCTAAAAGAATTAGTGATGAAAGAGTTTAAAACACTAGGATATGCAGAGAGATTTCTGGATCTAAAGAAAGCTGCTAGTAAAGAAAACTTTAACAGAAGATCATTAAGGGAAGAAGTACCAAACCAAAAAGATACAAGAATAGTAGTTGGTGTATATGATATATTAAATGATGTTCCTGGTTTTATGGATAAGGAAATATTCTTTAGATACTACCAATTAATACCAGATGTATTAGAATCTATCAAAGCTGAATATGACTACAAAGGTGTAGAAATAATGTCTTTAGTTTTGGTTAAGTTAAAAGCCAATGGTATAATAGATGAACACATAGATGAGGATGGTATGTATAGTGAAACTCACAGAGTACATATTCCTTTAATCACTAACAATAAATGTGTATTTACAGTAGGGCAAGAAACTTATACTATGAGTGAGGGAGAGATTGTTGAGATCAATAATTGCATTCCACACGGAGTAGTTAATGGTGATGCAGATAGAGTGCATTTAATTATGGATGTTCTAGGGTTTAAGTATGAATATAATGAGAACCTATTAGATAATCCAGTACCAGATAATTTTTATATAAAGGAATAGATATGGGTGTTACAGCAGCAGTAGTAGCAGTAGGTGCAGCAGGAGCATCAGCATATTCTGCAAGAGAACAAAAGAAAGAAGCTAAGAAATCCAGAGAACTTCAAGAAAGAGAAATAGCTAAAGCAGATGAAGCTAGAGCAGAACAAGATAGACTAGCAGCAGAGCAAACAGCATCAGAGAATGCAGCAATGTCAGAAAGAAGAAGAAGAGCAGCAAGTGGCCGAAAAGGTTTATTATACTCATCAGCTACTGGTGTAGAAGATGAAACAAAAACAACACTAGGATAATATTATGGCATTAGAACCAACAATTAAGGCAGGTCTATTAAAAGACAAGAAGAAAAAGAAAACAAAGTTAGGTAACTAATATGTTTATTACAGATGCTTTTGCAAGAATATTATGCAAGGATTGTAGAAAAGAAGTGGCAGTTTTAATTCCAGGGCAACAGTTTGAGGAAATAAAACAATGTGATTGCAAAGAAGTAGTCAAGAAACCTAAAAGGGTTACAAGAAAAAAGGCTGACTAATGATAGGTTACGAAAAAATTAGTAAAAGACTAGGTGCAGCCAAGAACAATAAAAAGAATTGGGAATCGCACCTGGATGAGTGTTATGATTATGCACTACCAGAGAGATCTGTTGTAACAAAAAAGGCAAGAGGTTCTAAAGTAAGAACTAAAATCTTTGATGATACAGCAGTAGAGGCATTGGAAGATTATGCAAACAGAATGTCAAGTCAATTAGTTCCTGCAGGTTCTAACTGGATGAAACTAGCATCTGGATCTGATATTCCAAAAGAACAAAAAGATGAAGTGAACATATTATTAGAGGAATCTACAGAAACAACTTTCTCACATATACACAGTTCAAACTTTCAATCACAAGTAGCAGAGGCATTTTTAGATCTAGGTGTATCAACTGGATGTTTATTGGTTGAGCCAGGTGATGGTATTCAATCATCATTAAACTTTAGAAGTATTCCATTACCAGAGCTTATTTGTGAAAAGAGTTCAAGAGGTATCATTGATACAGTATGGAGAGAATTTAAAGTACCAGTAAAAGACATTAAAGAAAACTGGCCTGCTGCTAAATTAACAGCTACACTAGAGCAAACTTTACAAGACAAACCAGAAACAGAAATAGATCTAGTTGAGGGTATTGTTAAAGTTAAAGATGGTGAGTATCAATCTGTACTTATGTATCCAAAGGAAAAAGATTTTTTATATAACTTCTTAATGGACTATAATCCATATGTAGTATTTAGAGAATCAACTATGCCTGGTGAAACATATGGTAGAGGTAGGGTTATGAAGCAATTAAACAACATCAAAACTCTTAATGCTATGATGGAAGATTATCTAAAAGGTTTATCTGTACAAGCTAATCCAATGTTTACAGCTACAGATGATGGTATTATTAATCCTAGTACGATTAGAATCAAACCAGGTGCTATTATTCCAGTAGGTTCAAATGATAATGTTAATCCTACACTTAGAAGTTTACAAGTATCATCTAATCCACAACTATTAGAGTTCGCAGTTAGAGGTTTACAAGATACAATTAGAAAATCATTCTTATCTAAACCATTTGGTAATATTGAAGATACACCAGTTAGATCTGCTACAGAAATGTCTATGAGAAATGCAGAATTAGCATCAGCTTCTTTAGCATCATCATCTAGGATTCAATCAGAGCTATTAGAAAGAATAGTGTCAAACTGTGTTAATATCTTGAAAAAAGCAGGTAAACTTCCAGACTTTAGAGTAAATGGTAGAGAAGTTAAGATCAAATTTGTTAATCCTGCTACTAGACAACAAGATGAATCAACTTTAGCAGCATATTCTAGGTTTATTGAGATTGCTCAAGCATTCCCACCAGAAATGATTATGCAAAATATTAAAGTAGATATGATCCCAGAAGAAATAGCACAAGCACTAGGACTACCAAATAAAGTAGTTAGAACAGCATCTGAAAAAATGCAGATCCAACAACAACAACAAATGGCAGCTCAACAACAAATGGCTATGGAACAAGGAGGTCAGCAATGAATGGAAGAGAAATAACTTCAATGTTCAAAGCTACCTTTGAAACTGTACCAGGAAAGAAGTGTATAGAACATTTAGAGAAAGTATTTATTGATAGAGAGATCTACAAGAAAGGACTAACACTAGATGAGGTAGCCTATAGACAAGGCCAAGCAGATCTAGTTAGACAAATATTAAGTGAGGTAAATAAAGATGGCAGATAGAGAACTAAGTTCAATATTAACAAGTGGAGAAATTAGTGGAATAAATCTAGGTGGTACTGACAGTTCAAATGCTGTTGTTACTGCTGCAGATTTAGTTCCATCATTAATTGCAGTAGGTGCATCATCATCATTAGCTGCTCAACCAATAGTAGCAAATACAGATACTCAGTTGTTTTATTTTACTGCTGCATCTGTTATGTCTGGTACAGATTTTACATTTGATATAGTAAAGCAAGAAGTAAACATAGTTAATGCAGGTGCATATAAATTAAGTGGTACTATTTCTGTTTCAAATGGAAATGCAAATGAGATACATACAATTATTGCCTATATAAATGGAGTTGCAACACCTATGAAAGCAACTAGAACTGGTAATGGTGAAATGGTATTTATTGGTGCATCAATGTTTAACGACAATGATACTTTAGAATTGTACATAAACAGTACAACAACATCAATTACTGTTGAATTTTCATCTTTAATTATAGAGAAAATTTAGACCAAACAAGTCTATAAACTGAATTAAATAAAAGGATACCTTATGAGTGAAGAAACAACACAAGTAAGCCCTACTGAATCAACAGAAACAGTAGAGCAAGAGCAAACTGGATCTGTAGAAACAGAACAAACAGAACAAGATGATGGAATTGTTTATGCAGGTAAATACAAATCGGTTAGTGATTTAGAGAAAGCATATAGTGAACTTCAAAGTTCATACAGCAAGAAGCTAGGAGCATTTGAGGGATCACCAGAAGAGTATGCAAGACCAGAGGGAATAGAAGAGGGTGATGCTTCATTTGATTTTATTTCTCAATGGGGAAAAGATAATAACTTATCTCAAGATGGTTTAGAAAGTCTTATAGGACAATTTAAAGAACAAGCTACAGAACAATACGAAGCTCAACAAAAAGAATATATCCAAGGTGAAATGGAAAAACTAGGTAAAGATGCAGATTATAGAATTAAAAATGCAACTGACTGGGTATCTGCTAACTTAGGTGAAGATTTTGTAGGTGCTATCAATGATATGCTACCTGGAGCAAAAGGTATTGAAGCTATTGAGAAGTTAATGAAAGCTACATCAGCACAAACTCCTACAGAAGCTAGTCCAACTAAATCATTAGATTTGGAACAGATTAAAGGTATGAGATTTGCAAAAGATGAGTTTGGAAACAGAAAGATGAGTGTAGATCCTGCTTATAGAAAAAGAGTAGAAGCACTAGAGGCAGAATATTATTCTAATAAGTAATTAGGGTTTAATTTATTCTATTTGATAAAATTGTATTGTATGTGAATTAAACAGCAAGTTGAATACCCTATAATGGCTCAACAGACTGATTTAATTATTGAGATTTAGTTTGACCCTCTATAGGCCACCCAAGCTAATCACAGCATTACAATTTTAAATTAAAATACACAAAAGGAGACTTAAATGTCTAGTAATTTATCAAGTGTAGCTGTTGAGCAGTTTGACAGCGAAGTAAAACACGCGTATCAAGGTGTACAAACTCTTAGAGGTTGTATCAAAGTAAGAAATAATGTAACTGGTGATAAGTATGACTTTAGAGTTATGGGTAAAGGTGCAGCAACAGTAAGAACTGGTTCATCTGCAGATGTAGTTCCAATGGGTACATCTCACGCATTAAAAGTTGCAACATTAGTTGATTATGAAGCACCAGAATATACAGATGTATTTGATGCTGCTACAGTAAACTTTGATGAGATCGTAGAATTAGCTACAACTATTGCAGGTGCAATGGGTAGAAGAGATGATCAATCAATTATTGATGCAATGGCTGCTTCAACTAACACTTTTGTTGATGCTACTCCAGGTTTAGATACATTAATTAATGCTTCTAAAACATTAAATTCTAAAGATGTTCCTGCAGAAGATAGATATTTCATTTGTGATGAAAACTTCTTAGCTGCATTATTAGGTGATACTACTTTAACTTCTGCTGATTATGCAACAGTTAGAGCTTTACAAGCAGGTACTATTAACTCATTTATGGGATTCGAATTCAAGATCATTCCATCTGCAAGAGCAGA